TGCTCCCCCCATATCGACAGAAATTTTCGGAAAATGACCTTTTCCATATTCACGATTGCTACGCTCTTTATTCACCTTCGCTTTCAAGTCAAGAAAAGACGTAATCAAGTCGCCGCTTCACTAAAGTTTCCTATCAGGAACATTCTATTTGAATGGGAACTTCGTTCCACTTTCCCACGATCCAATCCAAAAGAAGGATCACTCTTTGACTACTCAAAGTCAGTTCTATCTTACATAGACCTGATTATCACAAAGAGACTCGAAGATAATCTCGCCAGCCAAGTCAACGCAATTCGCATCCGTTATCACGACAGAAACGAACCCTTTGACCTCCACGTCCCACTCCCATCGCAAGACATTCCCCCCGAACGTCAACCCGAAAAAGGAATAACCCACGCCGGCCTACATTATCATTCAATACCTTCTGCCACTGTCAACATCAACGAGACACTCCACGTCCTCGAAGAAGACAAAAGCTTCATTGAATCACAAGAACAGCGATCCCGCATTCTTTACGACGGCCATGTCGACCTCTCAGGCCAACCCGCCCACCCCGACATCATACAGATCATCCATGAACGATTCCCCCACCTCGAATCACACCTCGATGCCTACTGTCGCCCCCCGTCATTCGGCCCCCAAGCCTTCCGCGATTTCAATCGGCCAACACCCGACCCATCGCCCCCCTCCCCACAGAGACACGAAGACATAATGGAACTTGCCCGCTCCACCTTCAACATTAAGCCTTACAGGCCTCTCCACTTTGTTGACGCCCTCGCCGCAGACACTCCACTCACAACGTCGTCCTCGTACTACTCTAAGTTTGACCCGCACGTACGCATTTTCGCACGCTACTCAGCCCCTATGCGCTACATCGACAAACCCACCTCCAAAGGCTATAGCATAAACGTCACACTCAACAGATTCCGCAAAGAATTCCATGACATAAAATATACTACTAGACCTTTCCCCTACTCGCACTCTGACCCCGCACAAGATGAAGAACAAATGCAAGAATGGTTCTCACGCCATCCCTCTCAGCTTTTCATTCGCACTCAAATCTCACTCCGAGACCCGTCAGAATCAAAGAAAATACGTCCCGTCTACTCCGTAGATGAACGTTTCCTCCACATCGAAAAGACACTCGTCACGCCAATGCTCGCACAAATGAGAAACCCTCAATGCTGCGTCGCCCACGGCCTCGAAACTTTCAGAGGCGCCATGTCATTCCTTGACAAGCTCGCGCTCTCGTTCACGTCTTTCATATCGTTAGATTGGTCACAATACGACCAACGCCTTCCACGCTACGCTATCTCAGCGTTCTTTCTCGATTTCCTCCCCTCACTCCTGATAATCTCAGACGGCTATATGCCCTCCCGCGGTTACCACGACACCAGTCAACCAATAAACCAGTTCGCTAAAAAGATCTTTAACACAATGATCTTCTTATATGTATGGTACCTGTCAATGACTTTCCTCTCATTTGACGGTTTCGCCTACATTCGGCAACATGGCGGTGTACCCTCCGGACTTCTCATCACTCAGCTGATAGACTCCTTCGGCAACATGTACATCATCCTCGACTGTCTACTGGAATTCGGATTCACAAAGCAGGAATGCTCACACATGATGTTTTTCGTCCTCGGCGACGATAACCTCATTTTCTCCACGATGACCATGGAACGACTCCACTCGTTTATGGCCTTCCTCGATGAATACGCACACACACGCCACGGAATGGTAGTCTCCATTCTAAAAAGCGTATGTACCCGCCTGCGATCGAAGATCACCTTCCTAAGCTACGAAAATAGCTATGGATTCCCAACACGCCCCATCGGCAAGCTCGTTGCACAACTCGCTTTCCCTGAACGCCCTATTAAACCAGAGCGCGAATGGATACACGCTGCACGCGCCCTTGGACTAGCTTACGCAAGTTGCGGACAGGATTCCTCCTTCCACGAACTCTGCCACTTGGTTTACCTCAAATTCAAGCCAAACAAGCCAGTATCGTCACACCATCTTCGCAAAACCTTCAAGAAATGGCAATACCAATTGCCCACAGAATTTCAAATTGAAGAAACTGAATACACGTTTCCTCCCTTCCCCACGCTCCACGCCATCCGCGACAACGTCAAAGATTATCATGGACCAATGTCCGAAAACGACAAATGGAATTACAACGTATTCAACGTCCCACCCAGCGACAACCTCCAGGACTTTGTTACCCTAAAGGACCACATCAATGATACACCAGAGATGCACTCCCTCGTTAACGAATTTTGGCAAGGTAAGAGATCCTACTAGGATTTCCGTCAAATTATTTTTCTCCTCATGAAAATGAAATAAAACAATAAATCAAAAACAAAAAACCTC